ATTTTAAGTATTCCATCTTCACCTGCAAAAATTGTTATTGTTTTTTCCGATTCTGATCCAGATACTGTAAATGTAATCGATATCATTATATTATGTATCATATTAGGATCGTCATCGCTTGTAACAATTTTTAATTCTGTAATTATTATATAAGGTAACCAAAAACTTATTGCATCTGTTATTGTAGTTGATATAAAGTCTTTTAATTCAAATACATTTGGTTCAAAAACAATATTTAAGAGATCTGTACCAAAATTTGGTTGTAAATACCTTTCTCCTTTTCTTGTTAATAATAATGTTTTAACATTTGTAGATGCCTGATCAAATGTTGTAAATGTTTTTTGAAAAACACCTGGCGCGTTGAATGGAAACTTAACTCCAATAGCCCTATTGGGAGTTAATGTATTTGTATCTATTTCAACTATTTTATATGCCATTATTTATTTTTCTTTTTATCAATTGCTTTCATTAACGCAGTATAATCTTTAGTCATTGCTTTTGCTACAATTGGATCAACTTTCATAGACTTACCAGTTTCTGGATCTTGCATAACTGCAGATGCAGCAGTAGACATTGTTCGCTGTACTCCAAAATTTCTTGCATCTGTAGACGTCATATGAATATTTTCATTCATTATATCAGCATAACTGGTTTGTTCTTTTAAAGCTCCTGTTTCATTTAATACCGAAGCAAATTTATTTTCTTTGAATTTACTATGTTTTTTTACTGATACTGGTTGTTTTATTTCACTAACCGTACGTTGTAACCCTTCTTGTAATATTTCAGTTAGTTCTTCTTTAATTACTGATCTAACTTCTTCTTTTACGATTTTTCTTAAAACTTGTATAAACTTTTTTTGTTCCATAATTATTCTTCTTTTTTTATAAATATTAACATTAGAAATTTACGGGCGTCGGCCAACCAGAACTTGTTTTAGGCCCGTAAATATTTTTATTTTTAGTATCTACATAATAATCTCCTGGTTTTCCTACTGATATTTTTGGTGCTCCTTCTCCATTATATGATTGAGCTGGTGCTTCTTGTAAAGATTTTAATAAATCTTGTTGTGTATCTACTAATGATTCAATTAATCCAATTCTAGATTTAATATCTTCAATTCCTGTATTTATTTCTGTATAAAATTCACTTCCCATTGTTTCGTCATCCTTTCTACTTTGTTCACTTCCCCATGCTATTCCTGTGCCTGGATCTATTTCTCCATCCCAAATCCATATACTTCCATCAGTATCATTATATGGACTTTTAGGATTAGGCGGAGGATTTAATGGAGATCCATTATTTCCAGATCCTTGAATCAATAACCAAGAACCAGCTGGTTGTTTTTCTGGAATACTATCTGAAAAATCTAAATTATCAATTGCATTACGTAAAGAATTAGTTGCATTAATTGAAACTTCATCACCACAAACTCCTCCAATTTGTACTGCTACATCACCTAATCCTCCTAAAGCAGATTCTAATGATGTTCGTATTTGCGGAGGTATAGTGCCTAATTGTTTAACTGCAATTCCAGCATTTGCTAAAATCATATTTTGAACGATTACTAATTCAGCTGCTAATACTGGTAACGCTGTAATAGGATTAAGTAATTGTAATGCTTTTATTGCATTTGCAATACCTACTAATGTTTTTAGCAAATTAACAATTTTTTCTATTAAAGGAACTAATTGTAAAATTTTTTGGACTAATTCTTGGATTTGTCGTATTCTTTCTAATAAATCTTGAATGTCTGGAGAGTCACAATTGCAATCATCTGGCAATTTAGCACAATCAGAAATAACTTTTTCAATCTCTAATTGTATTTTATTTATAAATTTTACTATTTGATCTACTATTAAAGCTACTGCTTGATTTGGCAGAGCTGGTATTTTATCTAATGGAAATGAAACTGGCATAACTTGTCTTTCTATTTATCAAAATAATGTTTGTTACTATTTAAATCACCTATGGATTTTAATATATTAATTAATTTTCCTTGTTGTAATGGACTAGAAGCTATACCTGCAGGTCCTATTACTCCTGCTGAAATAACTGCTACTAAATCATTTAATATCATTCTTAATTTATCTCCTTTAACTAATGGATGTCCTGCATTTTCTGCTCCAATTCTAACTTGTGGAGCTCCTAATGTTATTCTATTTGGTGAATCTAATATAATAGAATCAGATTTAGCTCGTAAAATAATTCTATTTGCATCTGCAACTAGTTGCGATGTTTTAAAACTATTAATAGGAGAAGATTTTGTTGGAGTTCTGTATAATTTTAAATCAATTAACTGCTGCATTGATGTTAAATATAATGAAGAAAAATCGTTTTTAAATGATTCAATAGTAAATAATTTATCTTTTTTATCAAAGTGTGCATTTGACAATATTATTATAGGATCTCCATCTGCATTACCTTTCCATGTTGGCTGAAGTGTATATGATCCATTATTTACAGTACTGCCTAATCGTATACTATTACTAAAACGTCCTTGTATTATAGTATCTCCTTCGAATATTTGTAACTGAGATACTGATTTTTGTTTAAAAGATTCTCCTAATGGATTTTGTTGTCCAACTGCATTAACATTAGATGTTTGTGCTTCAGCAATACCGGGTAATGCATTATGGTTAACATTTGATTGTATATTATATGCAGGAAAATAATACCATTGTCTTCTAAATTTATCTACAGTACTAAATTCATTAGTTCCTTGAAATATTAATACATGTTCTCCAATTAATGGAATATCATTATGTCTAGGATTAGCAGGTCTACAAGATATTTCTTGTGTTCTTCTTTCATCATATGTACGAACAACGACAGATCCAAAATTTGACTTATCATTTTCTTTATATGTGTCAGTTATATTATTTTGAATAACTTCGGCTAATAAAAAATTAACTTCCATTTTTATTCTCCAATGATTTTTTTACATTGTTAATTTTTTCTTGAAGTTCTTTATCTTCATTTTCAATTTTTTCTATTTCATCTGATAATTCTTCTTGAAAAGTATCATCTGCAATTTTTAATAATTGATTTTTTTCATCATCGCTTAATAAAGAAGATTCGCCAGTAATAGTTTGTTGAGTTGATATATATCGTTGAACTATTGCTGTTAATTTAACTAAATGATCGTCATTTTTAACAGCTACATCAAGATACTCTTTAATTAAAGGTACTATTATAGTAGCATCAGAAGCTGTTCTTATGAGTGGTTGTAATTGTGATATTAATTGATTTATTTGTCTATCTTTCTTTTTTGAATTATGATATACATCAGACATTAAATCAGAGAAACTAGTTCCTTTAAATAATTTATCATTTACATCCATAATGGACTCCTTTTAATAATAAATATTAAAAAGGCAAATTCACGAACTCAGTACGTTCATATTCTAAAAATTTTGTTGAATATATTTGTTTTAATACTTTTATTACTTTTGTAATATTGTTTGTTTCTAATCCAGTACGTTCTCTTATAAAAACATATAATGCTTTTTTATTAAATTGTTCTATGTTTTGTCTATCTTCAAAAATATGTAATATTGAATCAGCAACATGTATATCAGTTTGATTCGTAAATATAAAATTTAAATTTTCATAACAATATGATACATATGCATCCATAAAATATTTTAACGTATCTTGCATTTCAGTGTTATGCATTTCTATCATTACATTTCTTTGATCATCAATATTAACAGGTTCTGCTGTTTTCTTTAACTTAGAATATCCCTTTTGATTTTCAGCAATTAAATAATTAAATGCAGTTCTTGTATAATAAGAATATGCTTTTCCAGCATTTGGATTAAATTTATCTAAACGAATTGTTAAATATGTAACTAAATCTGTTTGCAAATCACGAAATGTAGAATCAATATATTCACATTTCATTTTATTTATCAAATTTTCAGCTAACTTCATGAAAGCAGGAAATATAAATCTTCTATATATTTTCTCTTTTAATACTTGATTATCTTCAGATCTATTATATGCTGAAACTGAATATTCAGTAATTTTAGTCCAATATCTATTTGATTTTTTCTTCTTTCTCCCCATTAAATTCTTCTTCTAAATTTGTTATTACATTTTTTAATAAATCAAACGTAGTTCCTGCCTCATCATCTTTTTCAAAAGCTCCAATACGATCAATACGTTTCATTTCTTTATATGATTCATTTATTTTTTGATACATATATTGAGACATTTCTTCTAATTCTTTTATATATTCTTCTTGATCTGCAGTAACATTAGCTAATGTCAATGATCTCCATACAAAATAAACAAATCCTCCTGATAATATTAATAATCCTATTATTTCAAATATCATGATTCTCCAAATGTTTTAAATATATCTGTTATTGATTTGTCAATATCTGGATTTTGTTCTGCTAAATTTTTAATTGCTGTTTTTTTAGTAGCTTTTGTTTTTGCACTAACTGGATTAGGAGAATTATTTTTATAAGATCTCCATCTTTCATATTCTATTTGAGATGCCATATGATCTGCATGATGTAATAGTAAAGGCAAATTAGTTTTTAATTTAGCTTGTGCCGATCTTGCAATAAAATATGGTTTATTAGCATCATCATATATACCATCATGTATTCTAATAGCTTGATATTCATTCCAAGACATTTGAACTTGATATTTTTGAAGTAAATATAGTGAAAGATCTGGCACCATTGTGAAAGGAATATTTTCATTATGCTTATACATTCTTCCCATATTCTTTCTATGCCAATCAGAAGTTTCTACTTGATATACTTCTCTTCCTTTTCCTGGAAATCCACATTTACCTAAATCATGATGCATAGCAGCAAACATCATTTCATTATATTCATATCCAGACATATCAGAACCCATACTTTCCCAAGAATTATACAAC